CTGTTGAAGGAGAATCTAGTATTGTTTACCTTACAGATACTCCAAATAAAGATGCAAATGGAAATCTTGATGGAAGTGGAAAAGGTATTTTATCTGTAGTTAAAGAAACAGTTTCAGGAGCACCAGAGATTGTTATAAAATCAGTAGGAGTTGTTGATTACACGGAGGGTGAAATTTTACTTAATACTGTAAAAATTAACTCTACAGTATTACCTGATGGAATCGTAGAAGTTCAGGCATTTCCAGATTCAAATGATGTTATTGGTTTGAAGGATTTATACTTAATTTTTGATGTTGGAGCCAGTTCTCCTACAATAAATATGAGAAGGGATACTATTTCTTCAGGAGAAAGTATATCCGGAACAAGATATATAACAACATCCAGTTATCCAAACGGAAAATTAACAAGGTAAAGGAAGCATGGCGGATACAAAATTTGACTCTAGAGTAAAAGTAAGTCAGATTATAAAGAATCAATTACCAGAATTTATTTCTTCGTCAGAAGAAAATTTTGTTGACTTTTTGAAGCAATATTATATTTCTTTAGAACATCGTGGTGCTGCTTTCGATATAACAAATAATTTTGATCAATACATAAGCACCAATAATTTAACAGCAGATGTTGTATCCAAGACTTATACTCTAAGTCAGGATGTTGGATATATTGACGATGAAATTTTTGTATCTTCCACTGCAGGTTTTCCTGAAGAGTATGGTCTATTAAAAATTAATAATGAGATTATTACCTACAC